AGTTCAGACGTGTGCTCTTCCGATCTCCGCAAACGAAGCGAAGGCAGCTCCAGACGTGGCAGCAAACGACGCCAGAGAGGCTCCAGCCGAGACGCCGAACGAGAGCACGGCCCGTGTAGCCAATGCGACTGATCCGGCAGCAACAGTCGCCATGCTCGTTAGCGACGACCCTGCCGCCGTGGCAAACCCAATCACTCCAGGCACGGCCGAAGAAAACGCAGATCCGATGCCTAGCACGGCACTGGCCGCCATCGTGGCTGGCGAGAACAGCAACGCCAGGCCAGTCGCCAGCCCCCCGACCAGTGCAGATGTTGCACTGATGGCCACCCCGGAGGCCAGCAACGCAGCGCCGATTCCGGTAAAGATAGCGACTCCCTTGGCCACCGAGACCACGAGGGCTTCATTATCCTGGACGAATTTGGTCAGGCCGCCAGCGACTGCCGTCAGGCTCTGGAGAAACGATTGCATCGACGGTGCCAGGGCATCGCCGACCGCCAGGGCTACGCCCTCGACGGCAGACATGGTGATCCTCATCGCACCGCCGAGGCCGGCGTCCATCTGCTTGGCCGTCCTGGCAGCCTCTCCGCCGGCATTTTGCAGCTCGGCGGCCAGTTCCCTGACACCGCCGGCAGATTGCGAAAGGACATTCGCCGAGGTAATGCCGAGCAGGCCAAATGCCTTGGCCATTTTTGCCGTTCGCTCGGCCACAGGCATATTCGCTGTGACCGTGTTTATCTCGTCTAGCACCTGGACCAGCGGCTTCAGGTTCCCAGATGCGTCTGTGTTGGTGATGCCAAACAATTTTTGCAGCTCGTCGCCACTGCCGGCAGCAATTACCGACAGACGCCGGAGCGCCGTGCCCGCCTCGCTGCCCTGGATGCCGACATTTCCCAGCACACCGAGAACGGCGACCGTGTCTTCTAGCGACATCCCAAGCGAAGCGGCGACCGGGCCAGCGTATTTCAACGACTCGCCGAGGCCCTCCACCGTGTTAAACGTCGAGTTTGCGGCCTTGGTCAACACGTCTGCCGCACGGGCAGCGTCGGTGGCATCCAGCCCAAACTGACGCAGCGTGGCCGCCATGATGCCGGCAGCAGCAGTGGCGTCTGTTCCGGTAGCTCTGGCCAGGTCGAGGACCGCGCCGGTCATGGCTTCGATCTGGGCCGGCGAGAACCCGGCACGACCCAGCTCGGTCATCAGGTTGGCGACCTGAATGGCAGTGAACGACGTGGTGGCACCAAGCTGGCGAGCCTTGTCGTTTAGCGACTGAAGAGCGGATCCGGTGGCACCAGACACGGCAGCCGTGGCTCTGATGGCGTCGTCAAAGCTGGCGAACTGCCTGGTGGCCAGCCCGAGAGGAGCTGCGATCGCTGCACCCAGTGCCGTCATTCGGCCGCCGAGCTGCGTCATTGACGCACCGATGCGGCCGACGTGCCGGTTTAGGTCGTTCAGCGCCTTGAAGAGCTTCCGAGGATCGGCACCGATCTCGACGAATACCTGACCGCCTCGGACCTTGCTCATGTCGCCACCGTTTGCCAATCAGGTCCGAGTAGTTTTGCAATCTCTTCGGGCGTGGCCTGCCGGGGTTTAGCCTTGGGCGCGAATGGGTTCAGTTTTGCCGGGTCAACGCTGGGCGCAGTCTTTGCCTTGTTGAGGTTGGCTTGCTGGGCGAGGAGGTTGGCTGTGTGCCACCAGTCCATTTCGAGTCGGCTGTTTCGGGCGACGACGAGCCATCGCAGTGTCCATTCGCCTGGATGGACGCCGAGGATTCCTGCTGCCTCGTAGATGACGTGCCAGACAGTCCGAGGCCCTCCACCGTCGCTGCCTCCAGCTCGGCCTCCGCCTTGGCCCGAATCTCGTGGAGCAGCTCGTCCATTTTGGTTGCGAGCAGCCCTATCATCCGGCGGAGGCCCTTCGGGAAAAAATCGACGAGTTCCTCTTCAAGTGCCTTCACGCCTGCTTCAATCGCATCGCCACGCAGGCCCTCAAGGAACTGTTCTTTCGTCAACTTCTTATCGTCTACCTGCTGGCGGCAGATCGCATAGAGAACCTCGCCGATCGTGCCGTAGTTGCTGCGGAGAATCTCCAGCGTCCGGTTGATCCCGGAGACGTCGATGATGTCGAGAGGAACCCGGCGAGACTGTCGGGAAACCGTGCCGTCTGGCTGATCGACGTCGTCGGTCACCTCGATCGTCACCATCGAGCGAACACGCTCGGCAGCAGCCACCGTCAGGGCGACCATCCATGGCCGTCCTTGATCGTCCCGAAACTCTCTCATTGTCTCAGCCCGCTTTTCGTCATGCGGGCCTCCAGGGAAAACGTGACCACGCCATCGACAGACGCTGACTCGTTTACGGCCGTGATCACTGCCGTGAACGCCCAGCCCGCCTGGCCGCCAGAGACGTTGATCTCGTCGCCAGCTATCAGATCGCCCAGCAATCCAGAAACGCCAGAGTCGTCGTTTAGCTCCATCGTCACGACAGCGTCCTGGCCAACGGAGTAAACGTAGGCAGCCCTGGTTCCATATTCCTCGACGTCGATCGTTTTTGCAGTCGAGGAGAACGTGACATTCCTCACGCCCGTAACCTCGCCGCCAAACGAAACCGTGGCGTCTTTCCCCAGGGTGATTGCCATCAGGCCTCCCGTGCTGTGACCGTAAACGTCACGGCACCGTCAACGCCGATATTTTCTGTGACACCCATCAGGATATAGCCTGATGTCGGCGTATTGCTGGCGAGCGCGGAGACCACGCCAGTTGCGTCGTGGCACTCGATCTCCCAGGTTTTCGTGGTGAATCCAGCGGCATAGGCACGATACCCGGCGGTTCCCGTCCCGCCGCCCATGTTGGATCGATTCGTGATATCGATCTGCTCCATCTCCTCCGTATAGGTCGCAGAGATGATGTCTGTGCCGAACGGAGGAGCGGATGCGTCTTTGCCAAACGTGATAGCCATGTTGAATCCTTATTCTGCTGGTGTTGCGCGGCTTGCCGAGACGGTGTATGTCACGATTCCATCGATCGGCTGTGACTCGCCGATGTTGGTCACGATGAACGAGCCGCTGGCGGTGTCGGTTCCGCCCAGCGTAAACGTAGCGCCAAGCTCTACGCCTGGGTCGTCAACGCACTCGACCTCCACGGTCTGCTCGATGACGGCCTTACGAAACTTCCGGCTTGTGTCGCCGAGTTTGGTCACGTCGATCTCTGACGCTGAATTGTTGACGGTGACGGTCCTGGCATTCGATATGCCAGTAATCGTCACATCTTTCCCGAGGGTGACGGCCATGATTTGCTCCAGGAGTGTGCAGACGGCTCAAACCTATGGCCAATCGCATCTCGCCTAGAGGGGGTATGGCTAGGGACCAGACACGAAATCCTTGAAGGCGTTTGGGATTCTGGGCCGCACCTTGTCGAGGCCCTTGGCCATATAACGCCCAGGCTTCACTCTGCCACCTGCCCGCTTGTACTCGCCGGCCTTGGTCCGCTTTCCGGTGGTGGCGTCCCGCCGGACAACGACATAGGCACCGTCACTGACTGGCACCTTTTGGCTAGTTTTCAGCCTCTTGATTTTCCTTTTCGATACATACTGGTACGAAACAGTGCGAGACCCGCCAAACTCCTGGATCTGGTTCAGCCAGACCACTCTTGCCTCGTCCGGTCCGATCACGACCGAGCCTCGCCTATCGTCTCGCTCGTACCTCACGCTGGCACGCAGGAACCCACGGGCGGCTCGGCCTTTCCCGGTCTTCCAGCTGGTGACCCTGCCGGGAGTTGGCGGCCGGAATGACGCCTCCATCACCGGCACGCCGTCCTTTTCTCCGACTCGTCGCCACAAAGGCTTTTTCTTTGGGGCCTTATTCAGGAACTGCTTTTTTGCAGAATCCCTGGTGAACACACCAATGCGGTCCAGGCTCTTATCCCTGCCGGCTGTGTAGCGTTTCTTGACGTGGCCGGCGTTGATCCGGCCTCGGACCTTGGCTGTCATGCGCATGGCTGGCCCTCATGTCCGGTGGACCCGATAGGTCGCCGTGATCACGGCTCGCCAGACGTTTCGCTCCTGAAGAGCCTCATCTGGATTCAGCTCAAATTCGACCGACATCGGGCTGGTGACTCCCGCTGGCCAGTCGACTAGCTCGTCCCAGTCGTGCTGGCGAATAGCGTCCACCAGCTCCTCGGCCAGCTCCTGGGTGTCGTCGGCCAGCTGCTCGGTCGGTGCGTGCCGGCCGATGAATACGACGATCCCGTAGTCGTACTCCCATTGCGTCCGATTGGCCCTGGTCGTCTCGATCGTGGCGGCCATCACCGCAACCCTTGGCTCGTCCATGTCCTCGATGTCGTAGCTGGGCCAGTTTTTCCGCTCGACGGTCGGCGTAGCAGCGTCAAACGTGTAGGCCGCCAGAGACTCTGCCAGAGCGTCTGCGATCAGTGTGGCTGTACTCATACTGACTCCATGGATGCGGCGATCCGCTCGACGTTGGCGACCAGACGCTCGTCGCTAGGGCATAGTGCCACGGCATCCCGTGCCAATCGCAGGGCCTGTGGCCTGTTGCCCAGGTTCCACGCAGCGATCGCTGCGACGTCCAAGGCCTTTTTTCGGGCATCTGGGTCGGTGGCATGGGTAGGCGTGCCGTCGGCCTGCGAGGCCACGAGGCCAAACGCCAAGGCCTCCCGCCACTCCTGACGCTGGTAGTGCATATCAGCCAGGTGCTGCCAGGCATCCGGCTCGCCGGTCGCCTCGGTTGCAGCTCTGTGTAGATGGATGTCGTCTCCGGTTAGCCGGTACATCGCACGCAGGGCATACGATCGCTCTGTCGGCTGGCCGCCAGGCAGGCGAAGGTATTCGGCGAACTGGGCCGCTGCCTCTGGCAGGCCCAGGTAGTCGCACTCCCTGGCCAGATACCACCGCGTCCTGGCGTCGTGCGGTGCCTCTGACGCTGCGACTCTCAACAGCTCCAGGTCGGTGCTATGCCGCTTTCCTTGGTCACGGTGGTGCCAGATTTCCAGGCCGTCTGCCACGGCCTGCCGCCGTTCGCCGTGCCAACAGACGAGCCCTTCGTGGGTCGCAGATGACCAGCGAAATCCAGACCGAGCGTGAACCCTGTCACACAGAAATACGACGCCAGGCGTGCCTCCGGGCTGGTCTTTCCAGCTCCAGACATACCGATACCGGAGGTTGTTTATCCCATTAACCCAGGCCCGCTCGACGGCCTGCCGCCATCCGGGCTGTAGCCGCTCGTCGAGATCCAGGCGGATCGCCACATCCACGTCCGGCGGCAAATGCTGGAGCGACAGATTGTGGGCGTCATCCCAGCGCCAGGGGCAGACGTAGCCGGTGGCCACTTCGACGCCGGCAGCCCGCAGCCGCTGGGTAGTCGAG